GCCCTGTCGTCGGGTATGAGGGGCGTTATTCGGTCACATCAGACGGTCGAGTTTATTCGCACAAGAGCGCCATCTGGTTGAAGCCCGCTAATACACCGGAGGGATATCCGGCTGTGAACCTCCGCAAAGAGGGCAATTCACGGACGTGGCGAGTCGGCCGGCTCGTCGCCATTGCTTGGTTGCCGAATCCGGATGATTTGCCGGTCATCAACCACATCGACGGCGATAAAGAGAATAGCGCCGCGTCGAATCTGGAATGGTGCACCCAATCGCAGAACGCTCTTCATGCCTATGCGACTGGATTGCGAGGACCGGCAACCGTCACCTTACGAACTGCCATTCAGAAAGTCGGGCTATCGAATCGTCGATTTACTCCGGAGCAGATTGAAGAAATGCGCACGATGCGTGGGTCCGGTGTTTCGCAGCGATCTATCGGTGAGCATTTCGGAGCACATCAGGCGGCGATAAGCCGGATTCTGAATGACAAAAGCTATCAGCCACCGCGCACCTTCTCCCAGGACGAATCGCGCATCCAGTAACCACAGCCCCGCGCGCAACGATCCCCGTGTGTGGTGGCTTGGCGTGTGTTTGGGGCGCAGGACCGGCCCCGCTTTTTCCACACGAATAACCCTTCTATTGAGGCGAGCATGAGATTCCAGATCAGTTGCCAAAAAGGCGAGACGTTCGAAACGATCGGCGATCCGGTCGATCTTCCGAACAACTGCGGTGAGACGTTCGTCGTGCACTACAACCCGTTTGTCAAAACGAATTTTCTCGACGACGAAGGCGAAGTTATTTGGCTTGATCCCGTCGAGACGGAGATGTTCAGAGTGACTCACGCGGCGACCGGCTTTCGCGTTGCCGGCGGTGACACGATCGACGATGCAATCGCTCTCGCGGCAGCAAAGATGAAAGACAAAGGCGAAGCAAAAGTCCGAGCCGTGCTCGAGCGCGCCAGAGCCACGCTGGCTGCCGCCTGACCCACCACGTTACCGGCATAGACATGAATATTAGTTTCGGATCAGTTTGCAGCGGGATTGAAGCAGCAAGCTGCGCACTGCATGCGCTGGGTTGGCGTACCGCGTGGCTGGCTGAGATCGAGAAATTCGCCGCCGCCGTTCTTGCTTACCACTATCCGACCGTGCCGAATCTCGGCGATATGACGAAGATCGCACGCGCCGTCCTAGTCGGCGAAGTAGAAGCCCCTGACGCATTGATCGGCGGAACGCCGTGTCAGGCATTTAGCGTCGCCGGGTTGCGCGAAGGACTTGCCGATGATCGCGGACAGTTGACGCTTGCTTACGTGAGGCTTTTAGATGCAATTGACTATATTCGACGACGTGCTGGAAAAAAGCCCGCCATCGCGTGGTGGGAGAACGTCCCCGGAGTTCTCTCCAGTAAAGACAACGCGTTCGGTTGCTTCCTTGCAGGGCTTGCCGGCGAAGATCGCGAGCTGCAGCCGCCAGGGAAGAAATGGCAGAACGCTGGTGTTGTCGTTGGACCCACGCGCACAGTCGCGTGGCGAATCCTCGATGCCCAATATTTCGGAGTGGCCCAACGCCGCCGTCGTGTGTTCGTTATCGCAAGTGCTCGAAAAGACTTCGATCCCGTCCGTGTACTTTTTGAGTTCGATGGCGTGCGCCGGGATTCTGCGCCGAGCCGAGAAGCGCAAACGCACGTTGCCGCCCTCACTGCAAACGGCGTTGGAACGTGTGGCGCAGACGACAACCAGGCCCAAGCCGGTCACTTGATAGCCAGTACTGGCGATATATCCCACTGCCTGAATGCGGGCGGCATGGGCCGCCAGGACTACGAGACCGAAACTCTGATTACTCATCCGGCCGTCTGCGTAACCGGTGAAATCACGCACACGCTAAAGGCTGAAGGGTTCGATGCCAGCGAAGATGGGACCGGACGCGGTCAGCCGATCACTGCATCAGGCGCCGCCGTCCGACGTCTAACGCCGCGGGAGTGCGAACGCCTGCAAGGTTTCCCCGACGACTACACGCTGATCAACATGCGCGGCAAGCCTGCTGCTGACGGCCCGCGATACAAGGCGCTCGGCAACAGCATGGCGGTGCCTGTCATGCAGTGGATCGGCAGCCGAATTCAATTAGCAGAAACCATCCGCGCAGCGCGCGAAGCAATCGAACAAGTGAGGACGATATGAAAGCTGAACTCGCGAGCGGTGAAATCGTGACCTTGCCGAAAGACTGCAACTGTGTCACGCACAACGATCCGCATTGGACCTATATGGACCGTGTGTCGCGCGCCCTCAATCGGAAGTTGCTCGACCCGGCGGACAAGACCCCTGAGCAGCGTTATTACGGCGCAATGGGATGTGCAAAGGAAGACCTCGTTCGGGTCGAGGCGAAGCTTCGCGAAATGAAACAGCGCGGCATCGTGCGTCTGATCCCCGAGGCGTCCGACGAGCCGACTGATGAGCAGCGCGCGCAACTCGAAGAAAACCGGCAGTGGTTGCTTCGACGATACGAGGAAAACCGGCCGAAGCCAGTCGCGCCACCAAAGACAGACGACGAACTGCGCCGCGAACGCAACGACCGCCGCGACGAGATCCGCGAGCATGCCAAGGCCGTGCTCTGACCCACTTCAAAGGATTGACGATATGACACAGAACACTAAAGACGCAGTGCCACGCGCCGAAGTATTGCGCATTATCGAGACGTACCGAGTAAGCGTCGGCAACAGCGCTGCGGGAGCAATCGCATGCGAAATGACGATGGCGAACCTGAAGGACATTCGCGATGCCGTGCAAGCTCTCGCCCCCACCGCCGAGCAGGCAGAGGGAGTGCGGGCCGGTGAGCGGTTCGTCCTCGACGAGGTTTGTGACGAGAGAATCCGTCAAGACAAGCAATGGGGCGGCGACAAGCACGATGACGAGCACGGACCGATCGAATGGCTCGGCTTCATCGACTATCAAGCCGACAAGGCAATCTCCGAAACGGCGGGACTGCAAACCGATAGATCGATTGCGCCGTATGTTCGCGCTCGGCTGGTGAAGATCGCCGCCCTTGCGGTAGCCGGGATGGCATCGATCGATCGCTGCTTTCCTGATGCTGCATCTACCGGGGATCAGGCATGAGCCGCATCGTCTGCCAGTTCTCCTGCGGCGCAGCCTCGGCGGTGACGACCAAGCTGGCCCTCGCGGATTACGGCGATCGCACGGTGATCGTCAACGCGTTCATCAAGAACGAGGACGAAGACAACCGCAGATTTCTTTCCGACTGCGAGAAATGGTTCGACCGCACGATCACCGTGCTGCGCGATGAGAAATACGACGCTGACATCAACGTGGTGTTTCGGCGAGTGGGATACATCAAGGGGCCGCAAGGTGCCGCCTGCACCTCGCGGATCAAGCGCGGGCTTCTGAAAAGCTTCGAACAGCCGGGCGACATTCTGGTGCTTGGCTACACCGCCGATGAAAAGTGGCGCTATGACGACTGGCTCGACAACTGGCCCGATCGTCCGATCATCGCGCCATTGGTGGAGCGTGGCCTCACCAAGGAAGACTGCAAGGCTATGGTCGAGCGCGCGGGCATCCGCTTGCCGATGCAATATCGCCGCGGCTACAAAAACGCCAATTGCAAAACCTGTGTGAAAGGCGGCCTTGGTTACTTCAGGGCGGTCCGCGAAGACTTTCCGGAAGAGTTCGAGGAGCTTTGCATATCGGAAGACCATGTGGCGTCGCTACACGGTGAGCAAGCGCGAATTCTCCGTCATAGGTCCGGGCCGTTGAAGGGGCAGCGATTTGCCTTGCGAGAACTGCCGCCTGGCCCAATTGAACGTGATGATGCGCCGCCCGAGTGCGGGCTCTTCTGCGAGGCAGCCGAACAGGAGTATTCAGCATGACCGCCCCCACAACCATCGACGGAGACATGATGAAATTAACCGAACAACAGATTCTCGATATGGTGGCGACTCGTGGTCGCGCTGAAGGATCGATTTGGAAGTTTGATGAACTTGGTATCAGTTTGCTGATAAACGACATAGCTCGCGCGCTGCTATCTGCAAGCAAGCCTGCTGCGCCGCAGGAGTATTTCTACGAGACGTACACGGGCCAGTGTGGCTGGCTGGTTGTATCGAAGGAAGAATACGAGAATGCCGAGTACCGCAAGCGTCGAACGCCTCTCGCCGCATCCCCTGCCGCGCCAGCGCAATCGGGCGGTGTCGCACCGCTTTCAGTCATGCGCGCAGCGTTCCGAGTCACTGAGGCTGAAGGCAATCCCGACCCAAAAAAGCAGCGTTTTCATATGCGGTTCATTTTCCGCTCAATGGATGAATTGCATGCCGCTGACGACCAATGGCGAATTTTCTCCAACGCCGCCCCGCAACCATCCCAGCCCGTGGAAGCTGGCGAGGCCAAACGATTTCCGACGCCTATCTCGATCAGCACCGACAAGATTTGTGAGATCGCAGGCAAATACAACTTGGGCAATCCGCGCCTCGATGCGCTGCGTTGCTTCGTCAATGAAATCATCATCGTCAACGAGGCCGAATATGCCAAGTCCGAATGAGGCGGCGCTGGCCGCGATCCATGAGTTTCTAGGAATTGCGCAGAAGAAAATCTGCCCGCAGCCAGACAAGCCTGAAAGCGATTGGGCAAAGCTGAAGGCAGCGGTAGACGGTCTGTCGTTGCTCGCTGCGTCGCAGCCCTCTGCCGTGGTGCTGGACGATGAGCGGGCGGCGCTGTCGGCTGCGCTACAACGCTATCTGGACTGCGATGTCGCCCGCGATGCGCCGGGCGATACCCCTGCCGCTCAGGCCCGCGCTGCGCTCGCCAGCGCCGCATCCCTGCAAGCCACGGCGACGCAGCCAGCAAGCGATCAGCAGGAGGGGCAGTGATGCCCTACTCCGCCAAGCCAGTCACGCGCGAGATCCTTCTCGAACTCATCAAGCCGGGCCAGATCTACTCGCCGTATAACCTCGGCCGCAAGCTCCATGCGACATCCGTGGACGTGAAGCAGATCCTTCTTTCACTCGTCGACGAAGGCAAGTTGAAGACGATCAGGCCGCACAAGCATCAGTGCTTCATTCTGCCGAACACCGAGCACCTGAGACGCGGAAAGCTGGCGCCGCCGAAACCTGACCCGGCGACCGTTGCCCAGCCGCGCACGCTCTCCCCGCTCGTTGGCGAGCTGACCGGTTACTTTGCCGAGATCAGCCGGCGCGTTGATCTGGCGATGATGGCGAGGCCGCGGTGATCGAGCAGGAAGCGCAGAGGGTTATCGACAAAACCAAGGACGCATGGGGTGTGAAATGAAAATCAGGCTCGACGAATGGCTGAAACGTGAATTCGATCCGCCGCCGGCTATCCGCACGGCGCGGCTCTGGATCAATGCTGGCAAGATATACCCGGCGCCGGTGAAGGTAGGCCGCTCATACTATGTCGAGCAGAATGCAGTATTTCAGGACGGCAAGACCGTTCGCGCGCCCCTCGCCCAACGCATCCCACAATAATCATGGCCGCACGCCCCCGCATCCGCACCCGCGCCAACTGGCCCGACAACCTTCACATGCCGCGCGAAGGCTATTACACGTGGCGCGATCCGCGCGACGGCAAGACCCACATCCTCGGCCGCATCCCGCTCGCGCAAGCTATCCACGAAGCGCAGGGAGCCAACCTCATTGTCGAGAAAGGCAAGCCCACGAAGTCGCTCGCCGAGCGCGTGCATCAGGATACGCACACGGTCTCGGACCTCCTGAAGAAGATGCCGGTCAAGGGCGCGGTGAATACTATCCGGAACCGGAAATACTTCGACGCGCACATCGAGAAATGCTTCGGCTCTGTGCCGTGCGCCGACCTGACGACGAAGCACGTCGCCGACATGCTGGAAGACCTGATCGACGCCGGCAAGGCACCATGGGCCAGAAATCTCCGCTCGCGGATCATTTCCGTGTGCAAGCGCGGCGCGGCGCTGGGATGGATGGCCGGCAATCCGGCCGCCAATACGGAACAGGAAGAAATCACGGTGAAGCGCCGGCGGATTCGCGGCATTGAGGAATTCAACCTGATCTTCGAGAAGGCGCCGGAGGTCAGCGACTGGCTTCAGAACGTGATGCTGCTCGCGCTTGTCTCGGGACAGGACCGCTCGACGTGCGCGCGCTGGGAGCGCAACTCCGTGAAGGATGGAATAGCTTCAGTGTTTCGCCAGAAAACGAAGGTGCATATCGAAATCCCGACGTCGCTGCGGCTCGACGCAATCGGCATGTCGCTCGCCGACGTCATCGCGCGGTGCAAATCGACCGGCGTCGTCAGCAAATACCTGATCCATCACGTGCGCAACACTGGCGGGGCGAGTAGCGGACAGCCGGTCAAACTGGAATCGATCACCATGGCATTCGCCGCAGCGCGCAAACTGGCCAAAATCACTGGCGACGACGTTCCGAGCTTTCACGAAATCCGCAGCCTGGCGAAACGCCTTTATGAAAAACAGGGTGGAGTCGATACGAAAGCATTGCTCGGACATATGACAGAAACTGCCGCCGACCTTTATGGCGACAGCCGCGGTGCAGAGGCAATCCGGGTCAAAATTGGGGTGAGCAATGGCTAGACCGAGAAAGACGGGCAGGAAACTGCTGCCCGACAACCTCTATGTCCTGAAGCGGGCCGGCGGCGATTACTACAGCTATAGAAATCCTGTCACCGGGAAAAGCCAGTCAATCGGATATGACTTGGCCGCTGCGGTCGATATTGCTGAACGGTCAAACCGCGAAGCAGAAAAAGAAATTATCGACGGGTCAGCTAAGAGCGCACTATTTTCCCATCAGGAAATAATTGGCCAGTCCTATCCTTTAGGCGGCTATCCGGGAATCTATTTCCTGATCAGCAAGGGACAAATTTTGTACGTCGGTAAATCGACAGACGTTGAATTCCGACTGGGCCAACACCGCGCCCGGCGAAAGATTGAATTCGATTCCGTCTTTATCATCGAATGTCCCGCCACGGAGCTTGCGCGGCTTGAGGCACGGTACATCCGAACGCTAAGGCCGCCATTGAATTCGGCAATTCCGCTGGCCGTTTTACCATCGCCCGCTGCCGAGTTATGAACAAATTGTGCACGCCTGTTGAACAGCCCAAGCCCAGTAAGGCTTTGCGGTACGAAGCTCATTTCTGATACAAATATTGCAATGACCGTGACTTTTGCCAAATAAAACAACTGGTTATCGGCAAAAAACAGAGAAAACTTAAGGGCAAAAACGTCCTATCGCGCCGTAAACAAATCAAGCACTTACGCAGGGTTTTGAACATAAAAACGGAAAAGACGCTGGGAGGTGGGTTCCTTCGACACACTGGCGCCCTTCATCCGTATTACCAATAAATTCCAACCAGGCTACCATGCGTTACCGGCGAGATAACCGGTAACAAGAAAGAATCTGACAATTACGAGAGACGAGGACACTCGATGTTGAGCCGGTATAAATCTGCACTGTTCCAGCATTTGAACGCCCATTCGGGCAAAGACGTGGCACCTTGGGTCAAGGCGTTCTGTCACGAAATGTTTTCCCGACCGCGCAGTGCCAGGCTCATCTATACGGCATCAGTGCGGTGCAGGACCAGAATCCGCGACCGGATCGCGAGCCGAAGTCTTCAAGGGGTAGGCCTTGAGATCGGCGCGCAGAACGTGCCGACAAAGGTCAATAGCCACGCAGCGAGAACTGAGTACATCGACCGTCTGACGCGCGAGCAAACGTCAGTGCAGTTCGGGATTCCGCTAGAGAAGCTGGTGGAAGTGACGCACCTGATCGACGGCGGCCGCCTCGAAAAATTTGAAAACGGCTCACGCGATTACCTCATTGCCAATCACGTGCTTGAGCACTTTGACGATCCGGTCGGCGCGGTCATAGAGTGGCTACGGGTTCTGGCGCCGGGCGGCCGGCTGTTTCTTTCGCTGCCTAACTTCCGCAATAACCCCTTCGACTTCCGGCGCCGGCCGCCGACAGCCCGACACTTCGAGCGCGACTTTCAGGACGCAAATCACCGGGTGGCAAGCGCCCGCGATCACTATGCGGACCTGATCCAGTCAATCTACCAGTTCGAGGAAAGCGATCCGGTGATCTATGCAACGGCGGATAAGTGGGTCAGCGAAGGAGACCGAAACCACTATCACGTGTACGACGAGCAGGCATTTCGTGATGTCCTGAGACTCGCCGGCGAGAAGTCCGGAACTGGCCTCCAGATCATCGATTACTTCCTGCTCGATTCTGCGTTCGAATATATCGTGGTGCTGGAGAAGGCAGCAGAACCGGGCACTATCGTATGGCCGGATCCGGTCAAAAGCCGGGCGCGCGCCGTCTCATTGCTCGCAAGACAGACAGTCGCAGACGTGATCCAATTTTATGCAGCACGCAAACAATCGAAATCCCAAGCGGCGACTGTGTGAACTGATCCCACTCGAACATTTTTAATCCAGGCTATCATGCGGCCCCTGGGGATTCCCCTAGACCACGGGCCTATGCGGATTAAATGAAAGCCAAAATTAAAGTTATCTCGCTGATTGTTTTGTCGCCGGCAATAGCGTTCGCAGCAGTAGTCGGGTTCGCGGTGGCGACCGTGGTATTCGGCGCCACACGGTTTATCGCTGGCGGCAAGATTTACGAGTGACAGTTGGCCTGCCGGGCCTTCTCGTAAGCGATCATCCATTCCCGCGTCTGCTGTGTGTCGTGCACGCTGTATGTGCCCGTCGGAATCCATGAGCAGTCTTTGACCGTGCGTGTGACATACACCGTCTGTGGAGCCGGTTGAGGCTGCTGCGCGCATGCCGCGAGCAGAAGCAAAGCAATCAGGTATCGCATGGTCAATCCTTTCGGAGAATGCCGAGCTTCGCAGCTTCTGCGTCCAGCTCGTCAGAAGTCATAGCGTGCGCGTCAGACTGTGCCTGCTGCGCGACCTTTACTGCATCAAGCGACTTCTGCGCTTGTTCAGCGTCGGCCGCTGATTGCGCCGCCTGTTGCTGGGCGGCTGCGGTTTGCGACTGCGCCACGCCGATCGCGGCCTTGGTTTCATCCTGCGCCTTGGTCTTGCCAGTTGAGTTGCCGTGGAACCACGCGACAACCACGGCGATCAGCGCACCGCCAGCCGTGGCAAACGCGCCGAGATGCGCGACGATGAATGTGATGATCAGGGTCATTCTGATAACTCCCCGCCAGCCGCCTGATACGCGACCAGCAAATGTTCGATCTGGTTTTCGTGCTGACCGTAGCCCGCGCCGGGCAGACTGGCCCACACATTCGACACCTTGGCGACCGCGGCTTCGAATGCGCCTGCATCGATCAGCGGCAGCGCGCCATGCTCGCGTAACTGCTGAAGTGCGTAGCGGTCTTGCGAGATAGGCGAGAAGTCGCGCAGGAACATTTGCGCTTTGTAGATTCGCCACCAGCGGTTGAGGATCTGGTAGCGCCCGGCCGCAGTCGAGCGCAGCGCGGTATTCAGCACGTTCGGGTGATCGGCGTAGGACTTGAACAGCAGCGGCTTCGCGGGCGTACTGCCGACGAGCACGTTGTATCCGTCGTCGCTCTCCGCGAGCAGCGCCGCGCCGATCTCGCTGACCGCGATCATGTCGAGGAAGGCGATACGGTTCTCACCGCCCGCCGTCAATGCATCAATGCGCGCCATCGTCGCCCCCTTTGCGGCGGAACATGCCGCGCACCCGATCAAGCATTGCGGCCTGGCTGACGACTCGCGCCACGACGGCCAGCACAGCGCCAGCGATCGGCACCCACTGCTGACCGTGCTTCGGGAAGAACGACACGAGCGAAGGCGCAACGTTGGGGAACTGGTCTGAGATCGCCGGGATTGCTGCCAGCAGAATCACGCCGAATGCGCCGATGCGCACCGACCACCACGAGCGGATCGTTTTCAGGTCCGCGATCAGTAAATCTCGAATCACTCTGCACCTCACGAATTCAAACGCGACTTCACGTAAAACCAGAGCGCCGCGCCCATCATCAGGATCAGCGCCCACATCCCTTTCTTCGCCAGCTCTGCGCGTAACTCGTCGTAGAACTTGGTACGCGCTTCCATCTTTTTGATCACGGCCTCGTGATAGCGGCGATGCCCTTCCCAGTCACCGTCTGGAAAACCTTTCGCCAGATCGTCAACGCGGTCGATCAACACCTTCACGTCCTTTTCCAGCACTTCGAGAGAACTGGTGTTTTCAACATGCCGCGTCCCGATCTCGTCGCGCAGTGCATCGAGTGCGTCGACGACGGCGCGGAACGATTCGCCATCGGTATGCGGCGGCTCGGTGTATCTGCTCACGGCGCCGCCCATCCTCTCCGCGCCCCTTCAGCGCGGCCGGCGCGCACGCAGGAACCCCGAGCACTGCATCGTGCTTACCCCGAATCCGGCGCTACCAACTGCATATGCCGTGATTCCCGATGGAGAATTGAACCGAACTGTTGGGAGTGCCACCGCTTGCGATACGCCGGTTGTGCCGCCTCCAGTCGCGACGTAGTTCGGGAATGCCGCGGCCGTCGCCGATGCGGAAGTGAGACTGCTGTTCAGCGATTGAACGGTCGTCGTACCGGCAGGGATATAGACGATGACGCCGGTCACGTCCCAATCGCCAGCGGTCAACGTGAGGCTCGCGCAGTTCGCTGCGGTGCCGCTCGTCATGCTGGTGTTCACCGTCTGCGCGTTCACGTATTCGCCAAAACTACCCGCAGCCGGATTGTCATTCGTCGCCGTGCCTTTGATGCCGACCGTAGCGGCCGGCGTGATGAGGCCGGTTGCCGAGAGCGTTGAGAAGGACTGACCCAGCGTCCATGTGTTAGCCGTGCTCAGAAGCGGGATAGTCGCTCCGCTTGTTCCGGTGTTGACCGTCGCCGAAGTGCCAAGACCGAGATTCGTGCGCGCGTTTGTGGCAGTCGTGGCGCCCGTACCGCCATTGGTGATGGCGAGAGTACCTGTGATGCCGGTTAGCGGCACAGCGCCCCATACAGGTGCTGTGCTCGCGCCTGTAGATACGATCGCCTGACCAGCCGTCGAGCCAGCGGGATTGAGCAGCGAAACCGGGTTGAGTGTCGCCGCCGAAGCGGTGAGAGCGAGCAGCGAGGCAAAGATTGCGAAGATGCGTTTCATGTTGGTCCCTTAGTTGGTGATTCGAAGCGTGCGAAAGCCGGAGCCGCCACTGTCTGCCGCGCCGTACTGAACAGACTTCAGTGACGAGCCGTAATAGACGTCGAGTTCGTTGAAAGCCGCCTTCTCGTTGGTTGGCTGCATCTGCACACTCGACTGCTGGCACAGAAGCGTTTCCGTACCGGTGATCTGGTAGGAGGTGACGTTGCTGATGTTGTAAGGACCGGTCATCGACGTGGACTGGTTGAACGACCAGAAAATGTTGTTGGACATGCGCACGATCTGGCATTTATCGATGAGCAGCATTGACGGCATTGTGTGCGACGTCGTCGCCAGAAACAGGCAGTTCGTGAAGTTGGCGAAGCTCAGTCCGTAGCCGCTCGGGAATGCGCTGCTTGCACCCTCGCATGTCACGAGCGGCTGTGATGTGCCGACGTACGTCACGAACTCGCATTCCACGCAGTCGATACCCGCGTCGAACAGGTTCGTATCGTCATGGCCATGCGCATAGAAAGCGCAACCTGATACCGGCGGCGCAATGTAGTTCGGGTTCGTCGTGAGGCTCGACTGGATCGAGACGCCGAAATAGGTGTTGATGCAGCGAACGTATTTCGACCCATCGACATTAATCGGCAGGTTGCAGTAGTCGAACAGGCAGTTGACGAAGCGCGCCCACTGGCTTTGCTGGAGCAGCACGCCTGTTGCGCAGACTGTCCACTCGCAGTTGACAAAGCGGACATTTTCTCCTCCCTCTCGGGCCGGATTGACCGAATACAGGTTTTGCGCGAATCCGAATCCGACCTGTTGCCGAAACCGGGTATTGGAGACACTCCAGTTCGTGCAGCCGCTCGCGATGACGCCGTTGATGTTCGAATAGAACCAGCAGTTATCGATCGTCACCGAAATAATGTTTTGTGCGAGCAGCCCATTAAGGCCATAGAAGCGGGCGCTTTTCATCTCGAAACAGTCGATAAACGAGGTCGCTACCTGAGCGGCCACCGTCAGCGCGAAAGCGCCTGTGCTGGTGCCGTAGGTGCTGAAGTTGACGCCTTCGACATAGAAGAACGGCGCGACGTTGGTCAGCGGCGTGGCCGTGTCCGCCGACGGCGGGAAAAGCAAGTCCTGATACAGCAGGTTGCCGACGAGCATTCCATCGCTATTGCCTTTCAGGAACAGACGCCCTGTCATCGTTCCCGCACTCGGTAGATAGAAGTTACCCGCGTCGATGAAAAGCGTCTGGTTAAGGGAGGCCTGCGCCGCGGCGACCGCATTATTGAATGCCGTGCTGTCGTCGGTGCCGGTCGCGGTCGACACAACCCAGTCGCCCTTCGCGCCGAACTGGCGCAGCCGCAGTGGGCTCGCCTGGTTCAGATGCCAGCGGCGCCCGAGTGTGTCGACGATGATCGAGCCACCGTTGTCTGCAGACGTCGTGTCGGTCGAGCTGACGTCGTAACTGCCGCCGCCGCCGTCTGACGGTGCGTAATAGCCTTCGACATAGGCGCTGACGTAGTTCGCATTGTTGACCGCGCGCAGCAGCGCAATCGACGAGAAGTTGCGACGCAGCGGCAGCCCCCATGCGAGCTGCTTGTCGCCAACGGTGCCATCGCCAGGAGTACCGATCGCGATTGTCGTACCGACCTTCACGTTGACTTCCTGAACGCCGACCGGGATCGGTGACACGAAGTTGATCGTCGCGCCATCCAGAGACTGGATCTGGTCATCTGCCTGATACGACGCGTCGAAGAAAACCCACATGTTCGAGATCGACCCCGGCGTAACCGGCAACGTCAATTGCGTCGACACACCCGGCGTGAAATCCGTGCCGGCCACAAAGCGAACATCGGTGATATTGCCGGTGAGCGCCGAATTCGGGTCTTCGGTGATCTGATCCCAGATCGTGACGCCAGCGGCATCCTTGACGATCTGGCGATATACCCCCGATCCCCAGATCAGCGCCTGCCCGCGGCTATCGAGCAGAACCGGGTTCGTGTTTGCGATCGTGCCGGCGGGGTCCTGGAACGTCGCTTTCGGGTTCAGCGTTCCCGGGAAATAAAAGCCGACTGAGCCGCTCGCAAGAGGTAGCCCGTTCTGGTCGATAAACTGACTTTTGGCATTCGGCAGGATTTGCATGTGGGCCTCAAAACAAAAGGCCGCCTCTGCGGGCGGCCTATAATAAAAAAGCCCTCACAGGGAGGGCTTGGGGAAATCAATGAACGGCAGTCATTTCTGGGGCGACGTTTTTAGGACCATCGTGTTCTGCTTCATGGTCGTGATCATTCCGCCTGTCTATCGGTGGTTACTGCGAACGTGTGATCGCATTGACGAGAGCATTGCCCGCCGGCGCGGCGAGTGGGACCCCATACTTGGTAAGCGCATTCCCTACTGGGACCGCAAACCCAGGGCGCACGGTAAGTAGAGCCTGTGCGATCTTTTGACCCATTGCGGTATAAGGGAGCGCCCCGACGCCCATTGCGGCAGCAAGCGGTGCTGTATAAGCCGGAGCCATTACCTGACCCAAGGCGGCAGGGCCCATCATCGCGGCCAATGCACGGCCGGGCGTCCCGGAATCCGGGTATTTCGATCCAAGAACCTGTTGACCTGCGCTTGAGAAGTCCTGCATAAGCGCGTTGCCCGTAGCAGTCGCGCCCTTCCCTGCTGATTTGTCAGCCCCTCGTACAGCGTTATTGAGCTGCGCAGCCGTGAAAATTCCCTCGTTGTTCATCGCGCCTTGTGATCCGGCCGCCGCGCGCAGGCGCACGAAGTTGGCATAGGCCGCATTGGCATTTGCGAGGTCCTTGACGGCGTCGGCTGCGTTATTACGCGGAAGCGACTGCTCCACGATATTTTTCACCTCGCCGATCGCTTGACCAAGTTGCTGGTTGTCAAACGATGGATCACCTGTGAGCCCTCGGGAGATACGGCCAAGTTCGCTCTGCACACCTTTCAACGTTGGGCCATCCATCTCTCCCTGAGGCGACAGTTTCCCGAATACCTGATTTTTCAGGACGTTCGTGAACTGGCTTTGTTGTGGAGCGGGAAGGTTTTGCGCCATCGTCGCCAGGTTGCCAAGGTCGGACTGGAACTGCGGGTCAGCCTTGAACGTGAGTTTCGATAGCGCGTCGTCGTATGCGGTGCTGATTGTCTTCTGTACGGCAGCGACGCCATCATTGCCGACAGGGCCGCTGTACGTCTGCCCGAGCGGCGCAAGGACTTCGTTATAAGTGGCCTTGTTGAAACCCTGTACGGCGCGTTGCTGTCCATTCTTGATCATGTCGCCGACGAATGGAACGCTAGTCAGCTTAGCCTCGGTCCGCGCTGCAGCACCCCCCAAGATCTGCCCCGGCGTCAATGGCACGCCTGCATCAATAAGACGTTGCTGCGCGGCTCCCACAGCGGGCGATACGGCTGCACCGACGGCACGCATAAGCGGATTGGCAATACCGCCAACTGCAGCCCCTGTGCCGGCCTGCTGCAGTTTCTGGCTCGCATAGCTTCTGGACGTATCAGTCACGGGCTCCAGTAGGCTATTAGCGACTCCAGACAATGCGCCCGCACCGATACCGCCCAATACGCCGCTACCGGCCGGCATTGCTGCTGCAAGCGGGATAGAGCCAATTGCGTTGCCTACTCCACGGCCGATGTCGATTCCATTCCCGCCGGCCGCCGCACGCTGCGCCGCATATTGAGCATCCTGCGACTGGATAGTCTGGTCGATCTGGGGAAGCGCGGTGTTGAGGTCTTTCGTGAACTGAGCGTCGGGAGCGATTTTGTTCGCGAGCCATGCGCCACCATGCGCGAGCGATTGGACGCCGCCCTTGATCGCATCACCGATACCCATGGTGACTGAGCCTGGTGCCTGCCACGGCTGGCTGTTGATAGTAGGCTGCGTTGCTGTGGGTGGCGTCACGGCAGCGGGCGCAGCGGCCTTTCCGCTCATCACGCTATTCGCCATCGCAAGCAGCGTATCGTCAGCGGTTGACGTGCTATTTGGCGAAACTGACGGCGGCGTAGCAGCGGCGGAAGGGGTGCCCGAGCCTGATTGGACTGAATTCGCCATATCCAGCAAGGGATCGCCTGTTGATGCCGGCGGCGCTGATGCGGCCGGCGCGGACTGCGGTTTTGCTTGCGGCATGATCTGTTGTCCAGTAGCCGAGATAACGGGCGCGCTCATCTGCTGCGGGCTGAGTTCGGCAGCGTTCGCCGAGCCAGACAGAGCGGATGCAATCGAGTCCCCGAATTTCCTCACCATTCCCACCGCGCCGGCCAGCTTGTTCGCGTAGCCAGAGTCTTCGGCATAGCCACCAGCCTTCAGCGCTTTGCCATATGCAGCAGCGTCATAACCCGATCCAACGGCGCCCTTGTAATTGCTGCTGATCAGGTTTGCGAAGTCGTTGCCGAAGGCCTGCGGGTTGGCGTACGCGCGGTACTGGTCGTTTGAGCCGGTCTGGTTATCCGTCGCGGCGACGCCCGGCCCCTTGATGTTTCCAAGGTTATTCGTGCCGGGAATGACCGACTTTCCCCACCCGGTTTCAAGTCCCCATTGTCCGAGCAGCACATCGGGCGCGACGCCGATCCGCTGGCTGACACTGGCTGCGACCGGCGCATATTGCTGGATGAACCCCTGGATATCTGGCATCAGAATGCCCCGAGCGCCTTCATGGCCTGATAGTCATTCGTCCATTGCTGGAGCTTGCCGTCAGACTTCAGTTTCTGCATGGCGGCCTGCTGTTCCTGCGGGCTGCTGAGCGAGCGAATATAGGAAACATCCGGGTTGAACGACTGATTCCACTTCGATTCGAACTGCGGCAGCGCGCCGGTGTTGTTGCCATTCGACGAAAGGAAATTTGTGGTCGCCTGCTGACGGTCAAGCACGGCCTGCTGCAAGCCCTTCACATGCTGGATCGATTCGAGCAGCGCCGGCGCGTTCATGTTGTGCGGATCGGGCTGGCCGGCCTTTGCCGCGGCGAGGCGCGAATCGCTGCCCGAGAGGCCGAGCGACGCCGCCGCCTGATCTGCCGCGCTGTTCAGGTATTGAACGAGCAACTGATTGTTCTTGACGGCATCCGATCCAGCCTGAATACCAAACGTGTTCAGGATCGCCGGTACATTGAGTGCGGAATTCGCACCCTTGCCGGTGAGCGTGCCCTGGATGTTCTGCGCGGCCAGATCGTATGTCTGCATCAGCGGTTTCGCCTGCGCGGCGGCGGATTGCAGTGAGCTGTAGCGTGCGGCGGCATCGCTCGCCACCTTGTCGGCGCCGATGGGCGGTGCCGCAGAGAATCCACCACCGGGAAGCGCACCGGGCGTCTGCCCAGGCTGGCCGCCGGCGGCGAATTGCGCCTTCGGGATCATCGTCGGCTGGCCGTTCTGGTTGACCGTGACCGGCGTCGCGGCATCCGACGGCGACAAGCCATTCTGGACCGTATAGCCGACCGTGCCGACGCCGCCACCGGCCGCCAGCGGGTTCTGGTTGACGGCAACCGTGGCTGGACCGGTGTTGACCTGCGCATACTGCGGGAGCATCGCGTGCAACTGCGTCTCGCCGCTGAGCGCCGACATATAGTGTTGCTGCACCCATCCGCGCAACCCCTGCGGATCCTGTGGCATCGATTGCATTTCAGCCTGATACACCTGCGGCGTGATCGCGCCGGCCTGCAATTGCGTCGTGGCGAATCCCTGCACGTCCTGCGGCGACAGGTCGGGCTTCGTCAGCAGGCTACCAAGCCCTTGGCGCAGACTGCTTTGCGCCTTGATCGACTGATCAAGCTGGCCAGTCTGCAACGTCTGCTGCTGCTGCTTCTGCGTGTTGATGCCCTGGATCACCTGGGGCAGGTTGTACGCTGCAGCAGGATCCTGGCTCAGGATGCCGACCAGCTTGTTGTTGTCGACCTGGCCGGTTGTCGGATCCGTAGCCTGCTGATAGGCCGCAGACGTGGCGCGGTTCGCGTCGAGCTGCTGTTGCTGCGCGAGGCCGCTGGCATTGAGCGCGCGGAACTGAGCGACTGACAGCGCCTGTTGCAGAGGATTGATCGGCTTCGGCGCGTTCGCATTCAGAGCAATGCTCGGATCGATTGGCATGTTTTTTCCTAGATCGTGAAGCCGTACTGATTGCTGCCCGCAGCCGCCGCACTGGCCGGCGCGGCGGCGCCTGCGTTGTTCGTCATCAGGCCATATGTGAGCGCACTGTTGCCGACGCCATTTAGACCGCTCGCGAGCGCATTTGCACTACCGACAGTGCCGGCCGCCTGTGCATTCGCGCCACTCGTGAGCGTGTTGCCGATGTTGCCGACGGCGGTAGCCCCCAACGAGCCGTTAGTCGCCGCGGCGTTCTGGCCGTTACCGACGACGCTCTGTAACCGATTCACATTGTTCGCGGCGCTGCTGTAATTCGTGTTGAACGTCTGTAGCGCGCGATTGAATACATCGTTGTAGGTCGAGTCAGCAACGCCAGTCGTGTAACTCGCCGCGCCCTTCAGCGCAGCACCGGACACACCTAAACCGCGCGCAGCGGCGCTATTCTGGACGGACTTCAGCCCCTGATTCAGGGTGAACTGGTAGCCCGGCGACGCATATGCATCACCCTCGCTCGGCGCCGTGAACTGCTTCGTCAACATCGGGTTCGTCAGCGCGGTCTGAAGCGCATTGATGTTGCTCGTGCCGAGATTCATGTACGGCGCGAGATTGGCCTGCGTCTGGTTCCACTGATCGTTCTGGAGGTGCGCAGCATCTTCCGCCGCTTGAGCTTGCGTGTTTGCCGCGCTCTTTGAAGCACCTGCAGCCACGGTCGAGCCGACCGCCCCGACGGCTGCTGCGCCAACAATTGCTGCTGCGACCATGATTTAATCCTCCAGCCATTTTTCGAAGGTCGTCTCGACAGGCTCGAAGTCGAGAAACTTGAACAGAGCCGACGCGTCGTGCTGAACCTTGCTGCCGACCGCCCAGCGCTTCACACCGCGGCGCCGCAGTTCTTTTTCAACGAAGCGGAACATCCTGACGCCGGCGATCCCCGTGCGCTTGTCTTCGCGCACGAAGAAAATATCCGGCGAGCAGGTCAGGCACGAGCGGTAATGCAGCCCTGGTGCGATGAAGCACACGAAATAGGCGACTATTTCGCCTCGCTCGCGGCCGATCGTCATCATCAGCGAGCCGTCGAGTTCGCGCGCGCGGTAGACCTCAACAACCGGCTCGAGCGGCACGCCGTGGTCCTTGTGGGTCGAGATTTCGCCGTAATGCTTGCGCAGAAGCGGCAGCAACTCGGCATAGACGCTCGAAAACGGCTCGATGGTGAACGTGATCATCGCGAAGTCCTGATATCGACGACCATCGAAACGCGTTCGTCGGCGCTGTTATTGATGACTTCGTGGATCTGGCTGTTATCGAACCAGAAGCACTCGCCCGTCAGCATGTTGATCTGCTCGTCGCCGGCCTTCAGGACCGCGCCAGGAAGGCCGTGCAGCACCACGTGAAAGCGTGTGTAGTAGCGCGTCTGCTCGGGTGTGTCGGCATGCGCGAAGATGCGGCCGCCCGGGCATACCTTGTTAATCATCACGCGGCCAAGACGCTCGCCCTGCACGCGCGCCATCAGGTTCATCACGAGCGGTCGCGCTTCGTGCAGCACCTTGTAAGCGGGATAGTCGATCGCCTCGTACTGGTCGTATCCGGCAAGCTGGTTCTGCTTGTAAAGCTCGATCTGCTCTTCCGTCAGGCCAGCGACCTTCTCGGGAAAGCGCAGCATGATCGTTTCGGTTTCGCCGAACGGCCCTTGCGGATAATGACGAAGGAACGTGTCCTCTTTCCACAGATCGGGACGGCGGCGGATCGCGAGCATCAGCGGATTGACGTCAACGCCAGTAGCGAGGAAATGGAAGTTTTTCAATGTTTAGCTCGGGACGTATTCGATACCGCTGATATTCAGCGTGCAGGCGAGACCATCGGCATAAATCTGCGTGGCCGGCTCCATCTTGTGGTTCACCAGTTCCGGGACTGCGATCGTCGCGCCCGCGCCAACAGATTTGCTGGCGATCTTCGTGGGCGAGCCGGCCGTGTTGCCGCTCGGCACTTTGTAGATATTCACCGTGACGACGGCGCCGGTCGGGTTGCAGATGCTGCCCGCATGGATCGCACCATATGTGCCGCCGGGCGTCGTGTAATACGAAACTGCGCTGGCGGTCAGCGTCTGGGCCGCCACCATTTCGCGATATTTGGTCGTCATGCTTTAGCCTCGCGCATAGACTTTGGACACGCCGACCGGAATGGCCGACGTGAAAGTGATCGTGTTGCCGGAAATGCTGTACTGGTCCGTTGCCTGAAACGTGCCATCGAAATGCACGAGAACTGCAGGCGCAGACGCATAGACCTTCGAAAGCGCCAGGCTCACCGTCGTGCCCGGCGTAAAGTCGGTGCCAGCGGTGAAAATGTCCTCGATCGGGTCGGCCGGGATATACGGAGCGGCCACGGCATCCGGCGGCGCATCGAACACAATTTGCGGCGCAGCCACCGGCGCCAGCGCGACGCCATACGGATCGATCGCAGCGGGCGGATATGGTGCCTGAGCGTCGATCAGCGGCGAATAGTCGATCTGCGTCGGCGGCGTCGGCGTCCCGCTGCCGCCTGTCCGCTGGAAGATCGCGAGCAGAAAAGCCCACCAGACCTGCGTAATGCGCCCGCTCGAATCGAGGAACGGAACCCCGGGATTCGGGATGTTGCTGTTGGTCGCGTCGCTCACGTGCGCGACCTCGAAACATCAACCCACGCGCCGTTGAGCGCAGTCTTGACCGGCGCTGACCACGACAGCTCAAACACACGATCACGCGAATAGCCGAGTCGCTGGAACTGGATTGAGGTCAGGTATTCGCCAAGCTTGCCGAGTGATCCCTGAATCCAGTTCCCCCAGCTTCGGCCCCGGTCATCGCTCCAGCGAAGCCGGATTTCAGGTGAATCGGAGTCGTCAGGCAGCCCGTTGCCGACTTCCATGTCTGCGATGAACTGGCGGAACATCACGCGGTTGCCGTCGCTGCCCAGGATGTGCGGGAATGCCCGGATGTATTCGATCGTCGTCCCGTTATCGGTGTAGGCATTCGGGTCGAGCGCATAGACGTTGCCCGTCTGCCAGTCGCCAACCAGATTGCGGCCCGCATTGAACGAATGGCAGTTCATGCGGTGGCGGCTGAGCGTGCCATCGGCTTCGAGATATGCGCGCTGATGCCATTGCGCGGTCACAACATCGAAGCACCACGTCGCATTCGCGGTCGGGAACGTCAGCACATAGAAGGCGTGGCCGCCCTGCTGGTATGAGAAGCCGATTGCATCGTCAACGCGCGAATAGCCGGCCAGCGCCTGCTCGATCGAATGCGTCGAGATCCGCTCGGCGATGTAGTTGCGGCCGGCGAACACTACGTTCTGCCCTTGCAGGTCCTGCCCGAGCCAGAACAGCGCGAGATCGATCTTCGCGACTGAATGCTTGGCCGCGCAGCCATGCTCGATGAACACGCCAGGCATGCGGCCGAATGTGAAGTCTGAGGCGCCGGTGTTGTACCAAACCTCTGTTGTGAGTTCGCCGAACAGCCAGATTTCCCGGTGCATGACGGCCAGGGTAACGAGGTTGTCCGAATAGGTCGATTTCGATGCAATGTCGAGCGGGTCGAACGTGATCCCGTCGAACAGGGAAATGTAGAACTGCGGTGTGCCGGGCCGGTTGAACAGGAAATACCCATCCACCAGATCGACCTTGTCAGCACCATAGAACGCCGGATCGGAGACGGGAGACATGACATTGGTCTCCAGATCGATCGTGAACCCGTTCACGGTGCCATCGACGATAAATACGTCGGTACCGTTGTCGACCATCGAGACAGGCCCACCCGTCGAGGTGAGCAGCCCGAGCGCGGTATAGGCGTTCGTGGCACTGACCGAATACACGCTCTGCCCGACCACGTCATAGCGATTACCGTTGCTCGCGGTATAGATCGCACGGCATTCACCATCACCCGGCGGCGTCGAAACGAGCGTGAGGCCCGGTGTCGGATAGTAGGTGAACGGGCACGGCGCATCCTGCGGATTCGCTTCGGCGTACAGGTTCACGCTGCGCTGCGCCTCGGCAATAACGCTGCGCGTCTGGTACGCGCCGGATGTGAGCGGGATGCGCATCAGTTGCTCGAATTGTCGCTGTAGATGTTGTAGCGGGATTTCGACATCAGACCGCGCGGCATCGTCAGTTGCGGAATCTGCGTGTTCATCCGTTTAATCACGCGCTTGGCGTTCATCGCGAGGCGCACGAGCGATGCAGTCGGCTCAAGCTGATAGGACGGGCACAGGTAGATCGCGAGGTTGTAGCGCAGCGCGGCCAGATACGGCGGCGGCAGGTTGACTGATGTTCCGGCCGTCGCAAGCTGCGGCAGCGTCTCCATCGTCACGATGTGCAGCTCGTAGCTGCTGTTCGGGACCGGGTACAGAAACAGGGTGCCAAGCGGGAAGTCTGAGTCGTAGAACGCCCACTCGGGGAATGACGAGAGCGTCTTGAGGCTGATGCGCGAATAATCTTCGCGCGCGTCGATCATCGAGATCCGGTAATCGACTGCGCTGCCGGCGCCGCTGCTTTGCAAGCGCGCATAAGCGGCGTTGATCTTGACCGGCCGCGTGACGTTGAAGTCGCCGCCTAGGCCAACCGTGTAGGAAACTGATCCGTTCGCCTGATGCGCCGTATCGACCAGGTGATAGACGCTCAGGCGCTCAGCATCCCACTGGCCGAGCATCATGTTCAGCGTCGCCAGCGCGTCAGCCGTATCTTCGGCAGAGACAGCCTGCCCGATACCCAGCGCGCCGATGTCCTTCAGCGCCAGCGTGATCAGATCAGTTCCCGTAGTCACACTGCCTCCAGAGCCGCGCGAATCTTGTCGTTCGACCAGCGCTTATCGATCTTCACGCCCTTTTCATCGGCAATCTGGATCAGTGCTGCGCGTTCGTCGCTCTGCTCGATCGCAGGCTCAAGCGCGGCTTCTTCCTCGGCGCTGTGCACGATCACGCCGTTGACCATCTTCGGATATTCGAGGAATGCAGCCGAGTCGACGTAGACCTTCGGCGGGGTGTGATTCGCATCGGACCAGCCTTCGCCGAGTGCATCAAACTCTTCCTGCGTATGGACGACGCGCGATTTCTCGCCCTGCTTATGCGTCCACATCGGGAATTTTTCGTATGGCATGAACCACTCCACAAGAAGACAGGGGCCGCACATCGAACCGAACATGACGGCCCCTTGTTCAATCAGCCGGCGATGCGGCAGGCGAGTTCGTTGTAGACCGGGCGCCAGCCGTACAACACGTCGATACGGCAGGGGAACGTATCCGTGCCGATCGCATACTGACGCACGATCCGCATGGAAATGCCCTTGTGGTTGCGGCGGCCGGCGAAGTCGACGCCTTCCGGCATTTGCAGGTCAGCCGTCGCGAGCGTGAAGGCATTCTTGTGGTACGCCATGTTCACGGTGTACTGCGTGCTCGCGGCAACGTCCCACGTGACCACAGCAGCGTTTGCCGGGCCGGCCGTGACCGTCTGGTATTGCTGGTTCGACGCCGCGGTGTTGATCGCCGGGAAGATCGACAGCGTTGCATTGCCCGAGCCGTCAGCCGTCGCAGCGGTCAGCACCGTGAACTGGCGCAGCACGCGCGTCGACTGGCGCGATTGCGGGTTCACCGCGAACACGCCTGCGATCGTGAACGTGTCGCCCGCAGCAACGGTGCCGCCAGCGCCGAGACCGGTCACGAGCAGCGAGCTACCCGTCTGGCCAGCACCCGATACGGTGCCGTTGGTGCGCGTGCCAGCGGTTGCCTGACGGATGTTCTGATCCATACCGATGTCGAAGCCCAGCGCCGGCACGAAGATGCCGCTTGCGTACTGATCGCTGATCTTCTGCGGTGCGTTGAACAGGCCAGCAGCGGCCTTCACCATCGAACCATTCGCGGCCGGATCCCACACGACTGCGCGCTGACCGTCGCGCGGCGCGGCTTCCTGATCGAGGCGCGTGCCGGCGGCCAGTAGCGTTGCGATGTCGCTGGGCGTGGTGCCTGCGGTGCCAACCTGATTGGCGACCGTGGTGTACAGACCGAGACCGTCGAGATCGATCTTGTTGGCAATCGTCGCCATCGCCGGCGCGAGGTAGCGCTCCGCGAAGTCGTCGATGTTCAACGTCAGTTCCTGCGACGAAAACTGGAAGTCGACGTGGAACTGCGTGTCGAGCGTCACCGGAATGACGGTTTCCACCACGTTTTCGACAGCCAGCGCGGGGCCGGTCGTGCCGACGAAGCGAACCGGCTTGCGCACGTTCACCGTCGAGCCGATCTTTGCGCCCTTGACGGCGAATTCGTCGCTGTATTCCTTGTTCACGCGCGACGAGAACGCCAGGTTGTTTTCGAGGATCATCAACGACTTGTCGAGGATCTTGCTGGTATTGAGAAGGGTATTAGCCATTTTTCAGCCTCATTTGGAGCCGTGTTTCTTCCACCACGCGATCTGCTCTGCGGCCGTGGCGAATTCCTCGGGCTCGACAGGTGCGGACCGTCCGCCGATCGGGTTGATCGGTGCGGGGGCGTTGGAAACGGGTTTGGGTTTGGCCTGACCGACCGTCGATTCGAGACGGGCCAGTTCAAGCGCCATGCGCAACGGAGGAAGGGACAGCACGCGTTCGGCGACTTCCGGGTTCTGGCCCAGGTGATGCAACACCTTGTGGCCGGCATCCATCGCCGTAATCGCCTCCAGAAAGTCCGGCGATGCGCCGCCGAGCATCTGGAACGTGCGCAGCGACGAATCCCAGTCCTGGAATTCGGACTTGCCTGCGTCGAACACCTTGTTGCAGGCGTCGTCGAACTTCTCTTGCTGGATGAGGCGCTTCGCTTCGGCCCGCACCTCGTCGGCGCTCATCTGCCGCTGCGGGGGCTGCTGCGAGTTGTCAGCAGGTTGCTGGTACTGCCGCAACTGCTGTTCGAGCGCTTCACGCTGCCGCTTTTCCTCGTGTTTCTCCCGCGTGAGCTGGTCGATACGCCGTTGCACCCAGTCGTTCTTGGGCTTTTCCTGCTGCGTCTGCTCGACTGCTTCCGTGGTTTGCCCGGCGCCCGGTTCCGTGCTGATTTCAGCGGGCTGTTGCGCCTGTTCCGTGGAGGCCGTAGGCGTGACGTTCTCTACTTCGTTTGAAGCGTTCTCTTCGGTTTGCATGGACGTGTCCAAGGATTGAGCCCGGTGATGCCGCACCGGTACGGACCAAAAGAAAAAGGCCCGCTCTCGTGAGAGAAACGGGCCTTCGGGAAAGCTTGTGCTGCTGGGTCTTAGCGCTGACCGCCGATGATGTATTGCTCGGCAGTCGGGACGATCGCGCCGGCCGTCGTATTGACGAACTGGATTGCCAGCGTGTTCGCCGCTGAGACGCGCACGTTGCCGATCGACAAACCGACCTGATGCGATGCCTTGTTCACGTCGATGGAATCACCGACCTGGAGGCCGGGAACCGCGAATGTCTGCTCTGCCGTCGTATTCGCACCGACCGATGCAGGCGTTAGCGTCTGACGGATGATGAAAAGCGCAGTGACGGGCGTCGGGCTCGACGCGTCCTGAAGAATTCCGATATAGCCGGGCATTTAGACCCCCTGTTGAGGTTGAGCGGGCAAAGGAAAACCCGCGCTCGGCGGGTTCGGTTGGGACTGCTGGTCTGGCATAGCCATTGGCGATGCGCCGCTGGCTGGATCGTCTGGTGACCCCGTCTGCATCATCTGCATCACAACTTGCGTCGCCACATGCGCAACCAGCTCCGGATCGAGCGGCTGGCCGAGTGCCTGAAGGCGCTTGGTTTCCGCGTCATAGGCCTTGATGTCCGTTTCCTGCTGATCCTTGCCGCTGCGCGCGTTCTGAAGCTCGGCCGTCAGATGCTCGATCATCT